GCCCTGCCCCTGACATGGAAAAATATGCTAAAAAGGAAAAATATAACGAAGTGCCTGTATACTCGCATCAAGTGTGGCGTCGATATGCAAGTCCTGTATGGATGGATATTAGACAATCAAATACACTTAACAAAATAGCTGCGAGGGATGAGAAAGATGAAAGGCATATTTGCCCTTTACAGCTTGACGTGATTGCAAGGTGTATAGAACTTTGGAGCAATCCAAATGATATTGTATTTACTCCGTTTATGGGCATAGGCTCAGAAGTCTATCAGGCGATACTAATGGGCAGACGAGCGATGGGAATTGAACTTAAAGAGTCGTATTACAACGAGTCTTTGATAAACTGTGAAAATGCGCTGTGGGATTACATCCTTAAAGGGGCGGTGATGGTGGATGACGTTAAACAACAATAAAGCCTTAAACATATCCGTTGCGGGCAATAGGAAAGCTACTAATTGGACACAATCTCAGTTGTACTGGTCTGAGTTTATCGAAAGAATACAAAATCCTGTAAGGTCATTAGAGACACTTGCTGAGTATCTGAAATATTCAAAGGCTGACCAAGACAACTTAAAAGATGTTGGCGGATTTGTCGGCGGTTTGCTGAAAGATAACAGACGATATGAGAAGAACGTATTAAGCCGTGATCTTATAGCTTTAGACCTTGATAATATTCCTGCTGAGGGCACGGATGACGTAATACTGAAGATAAAAAATTTAGGCTGTGCTTACGCTGTGTACTCGACACGTAAGCATGAGCCTGTACGTCCAAGGCTGAGAGTTATAATACCAACTGACAGACCGCTTACCCTTGATGAGTATGAGCCTGTTGCAAGGAAAATAGCCGAGATGATTAATATATCTTGGTGCGATCCTACAACATTTCAAGCGTCAAGGTTAATGTACTGGCCGTCATGCAGTAGAGATAGCCAATATGTATGCGTACATGAAGATAAGCCTTTTTTAAATGCCGATGGCGTACTAAAACTATACAAAGACTGGAAGAATATAGATGAATGGCCGAGACTGGACGGTGAAGAAAAAAATACTCTTAAACTTGCAGATAAACAGCAAGATCCGACAGAGAAAAATGGAGTAGTTGGTGCATTTTGCAAGGTCTATGATATCCACAGTGCCATATCTACGTTTTTATCTGATGTGTACACGGCTACTGACGACGAGAACAGATACACGTTCGCAGGAGGCTCAACGTTTGGCGGAGGTGTAGTATACGGAAACGGATTATTCTTGTATTCAAACCATGCTACAGATCCCGCAGGTCATAAACTGTGTAATGCTTTTGATTTGGTAAGAATACACAAATTTGGCGAACTCGACAACGATGCAAAAGATAATACGCCTACTAATAAACTGCCGTCGTATACGGCTATGGCAGAGTTTGCAATACAAGATGAAACGGTGCTTACAATCTTGAATAAGCAGAGATATGAAAGTGCCACAAGTGATTTTAATAAAGAATTAGTTGATCCTGGTGACTGGTTTAAACTCCTGTCTACCTCGCCTCAAACTGGAACTCCTGCAAAAACAATTGATAATATATTTATAATACTTGAACATGATCCCCTACTTGCAGGCAAGATTGCATACGATGAATTTGCCAATCGTGGGCTTGTGCTTGGCTCTTTACCATGGAACAACAAGGATGATAAAAGAGAATGGACGGATACTGATGATGCAGGATTTAGACATTATCTTGAAAAGACTTATTTAATAACAGGTAAAGAAAAAATATTTGACGCTATTATGATAGTTGCATCTAAGCATAGTATAAACGACATTAAGATATACCTGAACGGGCTAAAATGGGACGGAGTAAAACGATTAGATACCCTTTTGACTGATTACCTCGGTGCAGAAGATAATGCGTATGTGAGGGCTGTTATTCGCAAATCGCTATGCGCAGCAGTAGCAAGAGTGTATCAGCCGGGCGTAAAGTACGACTACATGCCTATATTTACTGGACCTCAAGGCATCGGAAAATCTACATTTTTAAGTAAATTAGGTAAAAGTTGGTATTCCGACAGTCTTAACACTTTCGAGGGAAAAGAAGCGGCAGAACTTATACAAGGTAAATGGATAAATGAGCTTGGGGAGCTAAACGGACTTAGCAAGGCTGAAACTAATGCGGTCAAGCAGTTTTTGAGTAAGACTGATGACGTATACAGGGAGGCTTACGGCAGGCGTACTACGTCTTATCCGAGAAGATGTGTATTCTTTGGGACAACTAACGATAACGAGTTTTTAAAGGACAGGACAGGAAATAGAAGATTCTGGCCTGTGACTGTGGGAGTGATAACGCCCAATAAAAGCGTATTCAACGACCTTGATAGCGAAATAGACCAAATATGGGCTGAGGCTAAGATATATTGGCAGTTAGGAGAACAGTTATACCTTACAGGTCAAGAGTTAGAACAATCTAAAATTGAACAGGAGATCCATAGAGAAACGTCAGCCAAGGAGGGTATAATTAGAGAATTTATTGAAAGAGAAGTGCCTGAAGATTGGAATAAACGTGATTTGTCACAAAGAATGGCATATTGGGGCTTTGAGTA